AATGCCGGTACGCATACTGGAACTATTTTCAGAGAATAGAAAAGAATTTTTGAAAAAATAAAAGTTGTCCTTTTTGTCACGTTTACCTGTGATATACTATAAACTGTGGAGGTGAAAGGATAATGAATTTATAAAAAACTGTGAAAAATGAAAACTTGCCGAAAATGCCGAAAGGAACGTGATATAATGATAGTATAGTAAAGTGAATATGGAGGAAGCCTTTAAAAAATTTTAAAAATGTACAGTAATGTCTATTTAAGTCCACTATGAAAGTATGATATACTTATAATCAGAGAAATTGGATAGACGGACAAAGGCCCTGCCACATAAAGTGTCGGGGCTTTTGTTTTGCCCATTTTGAAGAGGTACAAAATGGTATTGTAGAAAGCATAATGAATCAGGATATGCAGGGATATGGGCTTTGCGTGACCGGGTTATGAAAATAACCTGAAAGTTCCATATTCAGGCAGAGCAAAAATGATTGCTTCCGGAGATGGCCGGCCTTTGCGTGGTGAGAGCCGCAAGGGCTGGCAGGATTCGGTATTTTTATAAATTGTGCGGTAAAATTTCTAATGGGATATCAAAAAAACAGGCTTGCGTTTGCTGCCTGTTTTTTTGTTTCTGCCATACCGGCATACTGAGGGGAGGTGAAAATTATGGTGATAAGAAGAAAAACGAATATGCGCGAAATACACAGAAGCAACAGGTAACCTAAATATGAATTTGAAAGAAGGATAAGAAATGACGGATAACAGTATATGCTTTGCGAAAAGAGGAACGAAGTGCCTGATTACAAACAATGAAAGCTGTCCGGACAACTGTGGTTTTCGTAAAAGCGAGGATAAATTCAGACAGGACTTTTTGAAAAGTAAAAATCGGCTGCAAAAACTTGGGATTCTGGAAAACTACCGGTGTACATATCCCGTGCTGGACAGCATGTGCAAAGTCATAAAGCTTTAACGGAGGTACTGAAAATGACAGCAAAAGAATATCTATCAAGGGCGTATCTTCTGGATCAGCGGATTGTAAGCAAGCTGGAGCAGGTACAGTCGCTGCAGGAACTTGCGTGTAAGATAACGGTAGGGATGGACATCGGAAATGTAAACGGTACCAAAGATCCACAAAGGATGGAAAACCTGATGGTGAAGCTCATGGATTTACAGAATGAGGTCAGTCTGGATGCCGAACGGCTGGTTGAGGTAAAGCTTGAAATTATGGAAAAAATCAATACAGTTAAAAATTCCACACACAGGCTTTTGCTTGAACTGCGGTACTTATCAGGAAAAGATTGGTCTGTAATTGCTGATAAATTGGGGTATGATCTTCGGTACACACATAAAATTCATGCAAAAAGTTTAAAAGAAATTCAAACAGGACACTAAAAGACATTGTATGACACTGGCAAAGTATGATATATATATAATCAGAGAAATTGGATAGACGGAGAACAGCCCTGCCATATAAAGTGTTGGGGCTTTTGCTTTGTCCAATTATATGGAGGAGCTGTAGATGCCGACAAAACCAAAAAAACCGTGCAGGCATCCGGGATGCCCGGAGCTGACGCTCGATACCTACTGCGAAAAACATAATAAATTACATAACCGCCCTTCTGCGCATGATCGCGGATATGACTGCAGATGGCGCAGGCTGAGCAAGTTGTATCTGCAGTCGCATCCGCTCTGTATTGAGTGTAACAGGCAGGGTAGGCTGGTGGAAGCGACTGCTGTTGATCATATTGTTCCGCACCGCGGCGACCCAAAGCTGCTGTGGGATCAAAGGAATTGGCAGCCATTGTGTAAGAAATGTCATAACACCAAGACCGGAATGCAGGACAGTATACCAAAGTATCGGTATAATAAAACCAAATGATACGTAATTTTTTTAATTTCGTATGCAGTTGAACACCGGAATCCTCTGATTTAATGAGGGGTTGCGGTGTTTTTGCATATAAAAAACATCAGCAGAGGAGAGTGAAGATGCATGGAGAAAGTGTTTCCAAAGGCAATGGCGGGGGATATTCCCGTCTACTGTGCCCACGACGAAATTGTGGATATCACAAAGCTTGTGGGCAATCCGAGAAACCCCAACACCCACAGTAAGGAGCAGATTAAACTGCTTGCGAGGATTATACAGAGCCAGGGATGGCGTGCGCCTATTACCGTTTCCAAACGAAGCGGTTTTATTGTCAAAGGGCACGGGCGGCTGGCAGCGGCAGTCGAAATGAAAACGGAGAAGGCTCCGGTGGATTATCAGGATTATGAGAGCGAAGCGGCGGAATGGGCGGATCTGGTGGCGGACAACCGATTGTCCGAGCTCAGCGAGCTGGACAAAGATATGGCAGCGGATATTTTAGCGGAAATCAAGGCAAGCGGTGATATCGACTTCGAGCTGACCGGTTTTACCGTGCAGGATCTGGATGAAATGATGTCCAATATAACAAACGAGAACGTAAAAGAGGACGATTGTGAGATTCCGCCGCCTGAAAATCCTGTATCCAGACAGGGAGATATCTGGCTCCTCGGCAGGCACAGGTTACTGTGCGGTGACAGCACGAAACCGGAGAGTTATACAGTTCTGATGGAGGGCAGACAAGCGAACCTTGTTATAACCGACCCGCCGTATAACGTGGCTTACGAAGGAACAGCCGGAAAAATTCAGAACGATAATATGGCGGGCGCGGAATTTAAAAAGTTCCTGCTCGCCTTTTACAAAAACACATACGAAGTTATGGCGGACGGCGCCTGCATTTATGTATTTCACGCGGATAAGGAAACGGTAAATTTCAGAACCGCCTTTACAGAGGCGGGTTTTTTCTGCCATGAAACCTGCTTGTGGGTGAAAAACAGCTTTGCCATGGGCAAGTGTGACTACCATTACCAGCATGAACCGGTTCTGTACGGCTGGAAGCAGGGCGGCAGCCACAAATGGTATTCGGACAGGAAACAGTCGACGGTCTGGAATTATGACCGCCCGAAGAAAAACGATGTCCATCCAACCATGAAACCGCTGCAGCTGATTGCGTACCCCATTATGAATTCCAGCATGGTGAATTCCGTTGTTCTGGATCCGTTCGGCGGATCGGGCAGCACTCTGATTGCCTGTGAACAGACAGATAGAATATGCTGTATGATTGAATTGGACGAACGGTACGCGGATGTGATAGTGGAACGGTTCATCAATCAAATGGGCGGCAGCGATAATGTTTTCCTGATTCGGGACGGCGTAAAAACAGCGTATGCTGAAATCGAAAAGGGTGATAAGGATGCCTGATATAACGATGGGCAGTTTGTTTGATGGCTCAGGCACTTTTCCGCTTGCTGGAAAGCTGAACGGCATTACACCGGTCTGGGCGAGCGAAATTGAGCCGTTCCCCATAAGGGTAACCACAAAAAGGCTGCCGGAAATGAAGCATCTCGGTGACATCTGCAAAATAAACGGCGGGGAAATACAGCCTGTAGATTTGGTAACATTTGGCTTTTGCTGTCAAGATTTATCGTGCGCTGGGAAGCGTTCCGGACTTGACGGCAGCAGGTCGCGCCTGTTTTTTGAGGCGATCCGTATTATTGAAGAGATGCTGGCGGCAACCGGCGGCGAAAATCCAAAATTCATAATAGCAGAAAATGTGAAAGGTCTTTTGTCCAGCAAAAAGGGAGAAGATGTAAAACGGGTGCTGCATGAATTCAGCCGTTTGGGGTTTGCAGTTGACATGAATATATTGCAGGCGCAGTATATGGGCGTTCCGCAGCGGAGAAACAGGGTGTTTATGGTCGGCGTTCAAAAAAGGCTTGTTACAGCGTCATCGCTGAAACAAACAGTGCCGAGAGCAAAAGCAATCGAAAGAGCCCTCAACGGTTTTGACGGCCTGCAGTTTTACGGGATTGCGACAGCGGAATTTACGCCGGTACAGACTTTCCTGAGAGATATTCTGGAGGATAACCCCGATCCGAAATACAACCTGTCCCAAAAGGCCTGCGAGGGAATCCTCCGCCGCGCCGCTTTGCGTGGGAAAACGCTTCCGAAACCGCTTGACGCAGCGCTTCGAAACCAGTCGGGCGACGGCAGCCTGGATACCTATTGCTTCGAACCCGGGGCTGCAAGTCGCCTCGGAGGCCACTGCTCCAAAGAGCATACCTGTACGCTCAGGGCGCAGATGGGGGATAATCTCGCGGCAGTTGTGATCCCTGTTAAAAAAAGTGCGGCTACCGGAGCAATCGCGGTTGAAAATTATCCGGCTGACAGCAGAGTAAAGCTGTCATCTGACGGCATGTCTCAGACATTAACATCAAGAATGGGTACGGGCGGATGCAGCGTCCCGATGGTTATGAGCGAAAGACAGCTGTCCCTGCCGGTAACGGAGGATATCGCGCAGACTCTGATGGGCAGCGATTATAAGGGCATGCAGCGCATCTGTGAGGAAAAAAAAGCCTTTGGTATCTGTTCGCAAAACAGTAATGCAATGCTTTCAAATAATGCATACAGCGGAATTTATGAGGCGGAAACGGCGAGAACGCTTGATACAAGCGGAGGCGACCCGGCATGCAATCAGGGAGGCGTTGCTGTTGTGGAAACGTATGCCCTGCAGGGCTCCATGATAGGAAGGAAACATAAAAACGGACCGCAGGGCAGTGGGGTGAATAAGGATGTATCATTTACACTAAACACTGCTGACAGGCATAGTGTGGCTTACGTGCCTAACGGCGAAACTGCTGAAACGGAATATATCGTGAGGCGACTTTCAATAATGGAATGCCTGAGGCTCATGGGTCTGCCGGACGGCTGGTGCAGCCATCTTGAAACGGAAAATCCGACAGAGGTGGATATCGCGTTCTGGACGGAGGTATTTGAAACCCACCGCCGGATTATGGGAACGTCGTCAAAGCCCAAAAGCAGAAACCAGATCATCAAGTGGCTGAAAAATCCTAACTCCGATTCGGCGGTCTACAAGCTCTGCGGCAACGGCGTTGTAAGGCAGTGTGCTGAGTTTATCATGGCTGGAATCGTACGGTATTATACACAAATTAACAAAAAATGATTGTCAGATTTACATGTTGATTATTATCCTGTTTACGTTTAACATATACGATAACCCTGAGAATCTCAGGGAAAATAAACGATTGGAGTGTTATCTATGCAGGAAAAACAAACGGGAACGGCGTATTTCAAGCATCAGGCGCGGAGGCTGAGCGAGCTGGAGGATTACCGGACGGAATGTATCAGTCGCGGCAAAAAGCCGCAGCGGTATGTGATTGAAAAGGTGATTACCCTCAGCAAAATTGAATTTGAGAATCTTTCAAGCGACTTGATTATGCCAAGGCAGTTCATCGCGGACAATATACCGCTGATGACGGTGGACGCAAATAATTTCTGGCACTGCCTGCTGGTGGTTCAGAAGGGCAATGAGGACATAGGCATTCTGGTGGAATGCAGGAAACAGGAATTTCCAGCCTACACCGCGCTGTATAAAAAGCAGGGATTTAAAATAGCTGATTAAGGGCGAAGGGAGTAGCGTAAATTATGGACGCATTTTTCAAAAAGACACGATGCGACAGGTGCGGCGGGTCGCTGGAAGGCGGGAGGATCTGCTCCATGTTTAATCAACAGACAATCTGTATGGGCTGCTCGGAAAGGGAACGTGAGGATCCTGATTATTCCAAAGCGGTGGAAGCGGATCACGAACAGATCAAAAAAGGAAATTTTAATTTTAAAGGCATATGGGGGTAAAATGGATGAAAGAGGAGCTTGCGAAAATCGCGAAGGAAATGCTTCTGATTGATACGCTGGAAACAAGGAATTCCGATATTATGGATTTTCATGAGGTATCGGTATGGCAGCTGCGCAAGGCGTTGGAAGCGGCATACGCGCTGGGTAAAAAGGAAGCGGAGAAACGGTAAAACATATATATTTTCAAAAAAGGCCAAGCGAAATGCAAGGCCTTTTTTGGTGTTTACATTTTAAAACAGGAGGTGGTTCAATATGGCAAAGGGAAAAATCCCCAAACCAACGGCAATCAAAGTGCTGGAAGGCAATCCGGGGCGGCGGCCGCTGAACGTGAATGAGCCTAAACCGAAGGCAATCGTTCCGCGCTGTCCGTCATGGCTGGACGATGAGGCAAAAAAGGAATGGGCGCGGATGTCCAAACGGCTGGACAGCCTTGGGATGCTGACCGAGGTGGACGGCAGCGCTTTCGCGGGATACTGCCAGTCCTACGCCCGGTGGAAACAGGCGGAGGAGTTTGTCACAAAACACGGCTTTGTCATTAAAACCCCGTCGGGGTATCTTCAGCAGATTCCGCATGTAGCCATTGCGCAGACGTATTTAAAATGCATGCAGAAATTCTGCGAGGAATTCGGCATGACTCCTTCTGCGCGCAGCAGGCTGTCGGGCGAGGATAACAGCGGGGAGGACGATTCCATGGAGGGGCTGCTGTCCGGCGTAAACAGAAGCAAATAGCCGGAGGAGGAGTTTGGTATGTTTGACAAGGAAAAGGCGGAACGAGCCGTTCACTTTATCAATGCCCTCAAGCATACCAAAGGAAGATGGCGCGGAGTTCCGTTCGACCTGCTGCCCTGGCAGGATCAGATTATCAGGGATATTTTCGGGACAGTAAAAAAAGACGGATACCGGCAGTACAACACGGCTTATGTTGAAATCCCAAAGAAAAATGGCAAGAGTGAGATTGCCGCGGCGGTCGCCCTATACCTGACCTGCGCCGATATGGAATGGGGCGCGGAGGTATACGGCTGCGCCGCCGACCGTCAGCAGGCGAGCATTGTATTTGACGTGGCGGTTGCGATGGTGGATCAGTGCCCGCCGCTGAAGAAACATTTTAAACCGATTATGTCGGTAAAGCGGCTGGTATATAAGCCGACGGGCAGCTATTATCAGGTCTTATCCTCCGAAGTCTTTACAAAACACGGCCTCAATGTCCACGGCGTTGTGTTCGACGAACTGCATGCCCAGCCCAACCGCGACCTATATGACGTTATGACCAAAGGCTCCGGCGACGCAAGGGCTCAGCCGCTGTTTTTCCTGATAACTACAGCTGGTACGGACAGAAACAGTATCTGCTATGAGGTGCATCAGAAAGCGGCGGATATCATCGCAGGCAGGAAAATCGACCCGACTTTTTACCCTGTTATATATGGCATTCCGGATGAAGCGGACTGGACAGACGAGGCGAACTGGTATCTGTCCAACCCGTCGCTGGGGTATACCATTGACATTGAGAAGGTCAGGAACGCCTGCAATTCAGCCAAGGATAACCCGGCTGAGGAAAATATATTCCGTCAGCTCAGGCTGAACCAATGGGTGAAGCAGAGTTTAAGATGGATGCCCATGGACAAATGGGACGCCTGCAATGAAATGGTTAATCCATCTACTTTAATCGGCAGAGAATGCTTTGCCGGGCTGGATTTATCCACTACCCTTGACCTGACCGCTTTTGTACTGGTGTTCCCGCCGAGGCATGAAAACGAGAAATATATTATTCTTCCATTCTTCTGGATACCGGAGGAAAACCTGAAACAAAGGGTAAACCGGGATCATGTGCCGTATGACGTGTGGCAGGCGCAGGAGCATATACGGACAACCGAAGGTAATGTGGTGGATTACCGCCGGATTGAAGCGGATATTAAGGAAATTGCATCAAAATATGTCGTTAAAGAAATCGCCTATGACCGGTATAACGCCACGCAGATTATATTAAACCTGCAGGACGACGGCCTGACAATGATCCCCTTCGGGCAGGGGTTTAAGGATATGAGCCCGGCGACAAAGGAAATATTCACGATGGTATTGCAGAAACAGCTGATACACAACTGCCACCCCGTCCTCCGCTGGAACTTTGACAACGTCCATGTGGAAACGGATTCTGCTGAAAATATAAAGCCATCTAAAAAATGCAGTACAGAGCGTATCGACGGCGCTGTTGCAACAATTATGGCGCTGGATCGGGCGGTCAGGAACAGGAAAAGCGCGGGCAGCGTTTATGACAAAAGGGGCCTCATCGTTCTCGGCTAAGGAGATGATATATCAATGAATTTATTAACACGATTGTTTCAAAGCAGAGCCAGCCCAAAAAATCAGATCGGCGGGCGGCAGTTCTATTTCGGCAGAGCGCTGTCGGGGAAAAACGTAAACGAACGCACCGCCATGCAGACGACAGCGGTTTACGCCTGCGTCCGGATAATATCTGAAACCATCGCCAGCCTGCCGCTGCATACATATAAATACACGGATGACGGTAAGGAAAAAGATTACGCCCACCCATTATATTACCTGCTCCATGACGAACCTAACGACGAGATGACATCCTTCGTGTTTAGGGAAACGCTGATGAGCCATCTTTTAATATACGGCAACGCCTACGCGCAGATTATAAGGGACGGCAGGGGCAGGGTATTGTCGCTGTATCCGCTTCTTCCCGATAAAATGCGGGTGGACAGGGGTACGAACAAGCAGATCTATTATACTTATTCGTCTGATGATAACGGTCAGATACCGCTCAGACATGAGGAGGTTCTGCATATTCCGGGGCTAGGTTTCGATGGACTCGTGGGGTATTCGCCCATTGCGATGACCAAAAATGCAATAGGAGTTGCCATAGCCGCAGAAGAATACGGCAGCAAATTCTTTGCCAACGGCGCTAACCCCGGAGGGGTTTTGCAGCATCCAGGGCAATTGAAGGATCCGGAACGGGTGCGGGAAAGCTGGAACAGCGTATACGGAGGGAGCAGCAATTCAAACCGCGTAGCTGTGCTTGAAGAGGGACTGGAATTTAAATCCATTTCTATTCCCCCGGAACAAGCGCAGTTTTTGGAGACGCGCAAGTTTCAGGTGAATGAAATCTGCCGCATTTTCAGGGTACCGCCGCACATGGTGGCGGACTTAGAAAAGTCCAGCTTTTCCAACATTGAGCAGCAGTCACTTGATTTCGTGGTCAACACAGTCCGCCCCTGGCTGGTTCGCTGGGAACAGGCAATCGGTCAGAAGCTTCTCTTGCCTGCGGAAAAAGGGAAAACCTTTGTTAAGTTTAACGTGGACGGACTTTTAAGAGGAGATTTCCAGAGTCGCATGACAGGATATTCCATCGCACGGCAGAACGGATGGATGTCGGCTGACGATATCCGGGAGCTGGAGAATATGAATAAGCTGCCCAAAGGCATGGGAGGGGGCCGGTACTTATGTAACGGAAATATGGTAGATTTAGAAATGGCAGGATCCTGGGTGAAAAAGGAGGGAAACAAATAGGTATGATAAAATTCTGGAATTTTAAACGCGCCGTTAATGAAGACGGCACAGAAAACATTTTAATTTTAAACGGACCGATTGCGGAGGAGTCATGGTGGGGCGATGAGGTCACGCCCAAGCTGTTTAAATCGGAACTGTCCGGATACGAAGGGGATATCACGATATTTTTAAATAGCCCTGGAGGCGACTGCTTTGCCGCCAGTGAAATTTTCACAGCTTTAAAAGAGCACAAAGGCAGGATTACCGTAAAAATTGACGGCATCGCAGCCAGCGCCGCCAGCGTTATTGCCATGGCGGGCGATATGGTGGAAATGTCGCCGACGGCTATGATGATGGCGCATAATCCGTCCATGATGCTTTATGGGGAAGCAGCGGAGCTGGAGCAGGGGATCGTGTTTTTAAACGAAGTCAAGGAATCTATTATTAACGCTTACGCGATGAAAACCGGGCTTTCCAGGGCGAAAATATCGAAGATTATGGACGCCGAAACCTGGATGAACGCACGGTCGGCGATTGATCTGGGGTTCTGCGACAGGATGATGTATACGGAAAGCAAAACAGAGGATACGAGAGACAGTTATATTTTCGACAAAACGGTGATGGTCACCAATACCATAGCAGCGATGAGAAAAAAGCTGAATCCCATTGCAAAGCCTGAAAAAACAGGCGGGGAAATATCCGGTTTTGAAAATAGGCTGGAACTTTTGAGGAGATAGAAGGAGGCAATTATGAGCAAAATACTCGAACTCAGGGAAAAACGAGCTAAGGCATGGGAGAAGGCCAAAACATTTTTGGATCATGCCAAACGGGAAGGCGACGTGCTGTCGGCGGAGGACACGGCAAGTTATGAAAAAATGGAATCCGATATTGTGGCGCTGGGCAGGGAGATTGATATTCTGGAACGGCAGGCGCAGATGGAACTGGAACTGAATAAACCTTTGAATACACCTATTAAAAACGCTCCCAAAGGCGGCGCTGATTCGAAAACAGGCAGGGCAGGCGAGAATTACAAAACCTCATACTGGAAATATATGCGCAATAAAAACGCCACGACAGAGGTGCTCAACGCCCTGCAGATCGGTGGCGACGACGGCAGCGAGGGCGGATATTTAGTGCCGGATGAGTATGAAACCACCCTGATCGACGGCTTAACGGAAGAAAATATCATAAGGCAGGTTGCCAACGTCATATCAACCTCGTTCGGCGAGAGGAAGATTCCCGTTGTAGCCGGCCACGGCAGTGCGGCATGGACGGATGAGGAAGCGGCTTTGACCGAAAGCGACGACAGCTTCGGCATGGTAACGCTGGGGGCGCATAAGCTGGCAACTATCATTAAAGTCAGCGAGGAGCTGATCAACGACAGTGTGTTCAGTATTGAGAATTATCTTGCCAGAGAATTCGCCAGAAGAATGGCGTCCGCTGAAGAAGACGCGTTTATCACAGGAAACGGCACTGGAAAACCGACGGGGATTCTAATAAACGCTGAGGTGGGCGTTACGTCCGCCGCCGCAGATACGTTAAAAAGCGACGAGCTGATCGACCTGTACCACAGCTTGAAAACCCCGTACCGCAAAAAGGCGGTCTTTATCGCCAATGACGTAACGGTTAAGGCAATCCGTAAGTTCAAGGACGCAAACAACAATTACCTATGGCAGCCGTCGCTGACGGCGGGAACGCCGGACACAATTTTAGGCCGTCCGGTGAAAACATCGAGCTTTATGCCGGTGATTGCCCCAAACGCCAAGGCGGTGATGTTCGGTGATTTTTCATACTACTGGATCGCCGATCGAACCGGTAGGACATTCCAGCGGCTGAATGAGCTGTACGCCGAAACCGGACAGATCGGGTATCGCGCAGGCCAGCGCGTCGATGGGAAATTAACGCTGAACGAAGCGGTTAAGGTGCTTCAGATAAAGCAGGCGTAGGATGAGAGGTGATTGCTTTGCTAAATCTGGACGAAGTAAAGTTATTTTTAAAAATTGATGATCATACTGAGGATGGATATTTAAATATACTCATCCTGCTGGCAGGGGAGATGTCGGAGAATTATATAAGGACAGCTCTGCCGGATCCCTTGCCGGAGAGTATCCGTCAGGCAATGCTGATGGTCATCGGGTATTTCTTTGAAAACAGGGAAGGCACAAAGGATGGTATTCCGTCAGCGGTATATACGCTTTTAAATCCATATAGGAAAGCAGTGTTTTAGATGGTATTTTCAAGGCTCAGGCACAGGATCATATTTTTAAAACCGCTCAAAACCGCGTCCAATTCGATGGGCGAATCCGTGCCACTGTGGATTCCGTTCAAACCGACTCTGAATCCAAATCTTACTGTGAATGATGAAAATCAGGTGTACCTCACCATGGATTATCTGGGCAACGCCGTTCTTGTCCATCAGGATGGAAAACCCTACGCCCATCCGCTTTCTATAAATGATTTTGCCGTATGGGCAAATGTATCGCCTATGACCGGGCGGGAATATGAGGAAAGCCAAAAAATACGCGCCGAAACGACGTATAAAGTTTCTACACGGTATTTTCCGGATATAACGGCTGATATGAAGATATTGTACGGTAAAAAGACCTTTGATATTGTATCGGTTTTAAATCTGGAGGAACGGAATACTGAGCTGCAGATTATTTGTACGGAGCGTGATACAAATGGCACAGGATTATAATATTTTCGGTTTTGAAGAGCTTACCGCCTCTTTTCGTAAGCTGGAGGCGAAATACCCGAATCAGGCGGACGCAATGCTGGTGGCACAGGGGAAGGCGGTAGCGGATAAGACAAAATTGCTGTCCCCTGTAGGAAAAACAAAGAAGCTGCGCGGCAGCTGGCGGGTAAAAAAGCCGAAGGTATACAAAAACGGAACGGTGCGCGTGGTACGGGTACAGTCCCAGGCGCCTCATGCGCATCTGGTAGAGCAAGGACATCAAATAGTGCGCGGCGGAAAAACCAGAGTGAATGGGCGGACGCTCAACCGTGTGCAGCGTTCCGTCCGGGGGATTCAGTCCGGCGGGAGGGTTGAAGGCAAACAGATGCTTGAAAAATCCATCCGTGAAGCGGAAAGCCGATTCTACCGGAACGCTGAAAAAATGCTTGACATTTTGACAAACGACGTTGAGGTATAGAAGGGAAATGACAGATGATTGAATTAAAAGATATACAGACAGCCATTGTGAAGCGGCTGACAGATAACGGCAATACGGTAACGGCGGCGGAGGTGATAGAAGGATTTTCGAAACCGACATTTTTTATAAATCTGTTTACCAACGGCACAGAGGTGCAGAATCAGTTTCATGAACTGGTCAATGTCGGCGTAGAACTAAAATATATTCCTACTGTGGAAACGCGCGAAGAATGCGTAAACAAATCAGAGCAGGTCAAACAGATGTTTTTACAAACGCCGCTGCCGGTGGAGGACAGGTTTCTTTCCGTCAATGAAATCCTGTTTGACATCGATGAAAGTAACCTTATATCATATTTTGAACTGGAGTTTTTACAGGAGCGTAATATACAGACAAAGGAGTATGAAAAAATAGAAAATATAGAGATTGGAGGTGTAGAGAATTATGGGTCTGCCGCAGATACTCATTGAATTTAAGGCAAAGGCGGATACGGCGGTTAAACGAAGCGGAAGCGGCGTGGTCGCTGTTATTTTAAAGGATAACACAAGTACGTTTGATACAAAAATTTATGTCAAAGAGAGCGATATCGTGCAGAGCCATTATACAACCACAAATAGGGATTATTTGGCTAAAATCTTTTTGGGCGGGCCGTCTAAGGTGATCGTGGAGAGGATCGGTACAACCGATACCTATGACGCCGCGCTTGCGAGGCTGCGGAACAAAGCGTGGAATTATCTCACCATTCCGTCGATTGCCACAGAAGACGTTACAACAATCGCGGATTGGGTTAAAACCCAGCGGGCGGATAAAAAGACGTATAAAGCCGTGCTGCCCGGTGCCGCCGCCAATCATGAGGGGATTATTAATTTTTCAACAGAAAATATCAAGGTTGGTACCAAAACATATACCACAGCTGAATACTGCGCGAGGGTCGCCGGCCTGCTTGCCGGCCTGCCGCTGACGCAGAGTGCGACATATGAGCCGCTCGCCGAGGTGGAAAGCATTACGGAAAGCGTTACGCCCGACACTGATATTGACGCGGGTAAGCTGATCCTTATAAACGACGGCAGCAAAATCAAAATCGCACGCGGCGTAAACTCGCTGGTCACGCTGTCAGACGGAAAAACAGAAGAGTTCAAAAAGGTCAAAATTGTCGAAGGAATCGATATCATCAGGGATGATATACGGACGACATTTGAGGATAATTACATTGGTGAGAATAACGATTACGATAATAAGGTGCTTTTTATTGCCGCTGTGAATCAGTATTTTCAGCTGCTGGAGCAGCAGGGCGTGTTATATGATAAATATGATAATCTTGCCGCGATTGACCTGACCGCCCAGCGTGAATATCTGATACAGAAAGAAGATATATCCGACTGGTCGGATGAGCAGGTCAAGCAGGCGGATACGGGTACATATATTTTCGTTTCCGCTGATGTAAAACTGCAGGACAGCATCGAGGATATACAATTTAATGTTGCAATCGCATGAAAAGAGGTGATGGCAGATGGCGACAAAACCGACCGCGCCGAGGGTGATGTCAGGCACCTACGGCATGTTATACTGGGATTCGGAACCCGTGTTTGAGGTTTCATCCTTTGAAGCAAAACTGAAGATAAACCGAGAAACTGTTAATTTTGCGGGAGACCTGATGGAGGACAGCAAAATGACCGGCCTCGCGGGTGAATTCAGCTTTAAGGTAAACAAGGTGTTTTCAAGGGGACAGATTAAGATCGCAAACGCAATCAAAAGCGGCATAGACCCGCGCAGCCAGCTGATCGGCAAGATTTCAGACCCGGACGCCTACGGCAGCGAGCGGGTGGTACTCTCGAACTGTTGGTTTTCGGATATATCTTTAATGAAATTTGAATCGAAAAAACTGGGGGAAGAAGAATTTTCCGGCGGGTTTACGGATTACTCCTTCCCCGATTTAGTTACCCCAAGATAAGCTTTATAAAATAGCCCAAAGAAAGGAATTGATAACAGTGTCTAAAAATCAATTAAAAAAAATAACCCTGGCGGAGCTGCTTCGTCGCAAGGAGCAGATGCTGGAGAGCAAAAAAATTAAAAAGACCGGTACCTTATATGTAAAATCCCTTGACGGTACCATTACCATCGAAGGCCCCGATTCCGCTCTCGCAAAAGAGTCACAGGAAATGGAGGGCGGCGACGCGTATCTGGTTTATCAGTGTATGGTTGAGCCGGATCTCAAATCCAAGGAACTTCATGAGGCCTTTTCCTGCGTGGAACCGATGGAGATCGTCGAGAAAATCTTTGACGTAGGCGAAATCCCGCAGATTGCCATGGAATGCCTGAAATTATCAGGGTATGTAGATGGCGTCAAAATGGTAGATGACTTAAAAAAGTCATAAAATCGGACGGCGAGATGTATATGCTGCATCATTATCTCCAGCGGGGATTCAAACCGGCATATATTATTAACCTTCCGATTGCAGAAAAGCTGTTTTTCAAGGCTAGTTTAGAGCTCTTTCTTGAAGAAGAAATCGATAAAATCAATTCCATTACAAATGGCTGAAAATGAGGTGATGCGGTTTGAGAAAAAGTGGTAAAAGTATTGGCGCGACATTAACTTTAAACAATGGGAATTTTTTTACTAATATCAAATCCGCCATCACCGGAACAAACCAGCTCAAAAGCGCGGTCACAAACGCCACAGGCAGTCTGAAAAAGATGGGCGGCCAGGGCAGCGCCACCGGCGATGTGTTGGGAGGCATGGCAAAAAAGGTAATGGGCGCCGCCGCGGCGTATCTGGGGTTTTCACAGGCAAAGGATTTTTTGACTGATTGTGTCACGGGTGTGATGGAGCTGGAGCGTGCTAACACCAGGCTGGGAACATTAATGATGAATGTATCCGGCACCACGCAAACACAGATTGACGATATTATCAGCTATGGCGACGCGCTGGAACAGGTGACCACTATTGAGGGTGACGCGACTGTCGCCGGAGCGTCACAGCTGGCTACCTTCCAGCTGCATGCCGATACCATCAAAACCATTCTGCCGGCGTTTCAGGATCTTGCCGTCGCACAGTACGGCGTGAATGTATCGCAGGATCAGATGATTCAAAGCGGCAACCTGATGGGCAAGGTCATGATGGGGCAGACCGGTGCGCTGACCAAAGCGGGCGTTACATTTACAGCAACGCAGGAAAGTATCTTAAAAACAGGAACAGAGTCACAGAAAGCCGCAGCATTGGTGGAGGTGCTGGGCGCGAACTTCGGCGGGCTGGCGCAGAAGATGGCGCAGACCCCGGAGGGCAGGATTGTACAGCTTAAAAACGCGTGGGGATCGGTCAAGGATATTGTGGGATACGCCGTTCTGCCGGTAATCACAAACGTCGTGAATTTTATGGCGGCAAAAATCCCCGCAGCGCAGACGTTGGTAACAAACGCTGTGAACGCGGTAAAACCTCCGCTGATGTGGATTAAAGATTCTCTTCTGCCGCCGCTGGTTTCGGTATTTCAAAATATATGGAGCTTTGGTGTATCGGCATTTGAGAATATAAAGGGCGCTGTAGAAAATAACGCCCCTGCGTTCGATTCGGTCAAAACCGTTTTGTTGGATATTAAGGATAAGCTTGTTATGGCGTTTGAAAGCGCACAGCCGGTAATTACATGGCTGAAGGATGTGGGGCTTCCGGCGGTTGTTGATGTATTGTCCGGCGTGATCAGCGGAGCGGCTGACGTATATAACTTTATCAGCAGCAACTGGGGAGTGATCGCTCCGATTGTGGGAGGCATTGCGGCGGCGGTGGGCGCGTACAGCATCGCTGTCGGAATCAACAACGCGCTGGTAACCTACGCCGCAGTGGTATCAGGGAAAAAGGCGGCGGCGCTGGCCGGGCTGTCTATTGCGGAACTTGCACATATCGCCATTACCGGCACGGCAACGGCAGTCACCACGGCTTTCGGAGCAGCGCTGGCGTTTGTAATGTCGCCTGTTTTTCTTGTGGTACTTGCCATCGGCGCGCTAGTAGCGGTGGGTATCCTACTTTGGAAGAATTGGTCGAAGGTCACCGCCTTTTTCATTTGGGCATGGGAGAACATCAAATCCGGCGCGGTGTTCTGCTGGAATGCCATCGCGGGTGTGTTTGTCAGCGCGGCAGCGTGGTTCAATAATTCGGTAATACAGCCGGTGTGGCGGGTATTTGGGCCGATCGTTACCGGAATCGCATCAATCTTTATGAAGGTGTGGGAGATTATCACCGTGCTGTTCGGCGTTCTGGCAGGTTGGTTTAATAATACGGTGATACAGCCAGTGATCGCATTTTTTATGCCTATTGTAACGACGGTTGTGGGGATATTTCAGAATGTATGGAATGGGATAACCTTCATTTTCTCAGCAGTGGGCGCATGGTTCGGCGGGATTTTTGCCGGCGCGTGGAACATGATTGTATCCGCCTTCTCGGGCGTGGCTAACTTTTTCGGCGGGGTATGGGATACCATTACCGGCATCTTCACCACTATCGGCACTGCAATCGGCAACGGAATCGCCGGCGCGTTCAAGTTTGTTGTAAACAGCGTCATTTCCTTTGCGGAAAACACCATCAACGGGTTTATCAAAGCGATCAACTGGTCGATTGATGTTATCAATAAGATACCGGGGGTTAATATAACCAAGCTTGCATTAATTGAAGTGCCGAAGTTGGCGGAAGGCGGTATCCTGCGTAGTCCCGGGCGTGTGCTTGTCGGAGAAAGAGGGCCTGAATTTCTGGATCTGCCCAGAGGTGCGCAAGTGACGCCGCTTGGTAAGGCAGGAAACAATAATACCATCATCATTAATATCTATGCTGACGGGAAATCATCGGAAGAAATTGTGGATGAGGTTGTGCCCAAACTGAAGCTTGTGATGCAGAATTTATAAATTAAATATGACAAAAATCTTGCAATGACTTAAAAGATGGTGTATAATAATGAAGTCGGATAAATTCCGGCGAAGGGTGAGATCTCTTAACGGCTTAAAAACCGGACGGTTATGCCGCTTCCCGAAAGGGGGTGGTTGCTATGAGAAAATACATATTGAGAATTTTTTTTCTGATATTGATTCTGCTGATAGCATTTACTATAAAAGTAAAATAACCGCCCCATCCGTCAAAATGTAGCGGTTATTTTATAACACATATTTTGGCATAACCGTTTGAGGTCTTGCCTTTTATATATTTATTATACACCTTAATTTTGGTAATGTCAATGATTTTGTATCATTTTTACCGGAACGAGAGGTGTTTTTTTATATGGAGATATATCTTTGCACTAATAATAGGGAGCAGGTTTTAAAGCTTCCGGTTGTGCCGAAAGAATTTACAATCACAAAACCGCAGAAAAACGAAGTATTTGAAACAGTCTCTCAGGGAGAACTGCGGCTGATCGGCACTCCGGGGTTGAAAGGGATTGTTATCAATTCTTTCTTTCCTGTAAGGGATTACACTTTCCTTCGGGACAGGACGTATAAAGGATTTGAATATGTTTTTATTATTGATACATGGATATTGCAGAAGCTGCCGATGCGGCTGGTTATAACAGAAACGCCCATCAATATGGCAGTGTCTGTTGAAAACTTTGAATATACCATCCGTCAGGACGGGGATTTATACTATATGCTCAGTCTGGGGGAGGTGAAGCTGATATGAAGCTTTACGCTGATGATATGGATATAACAAACGCCGCCGGAGGGCTGTCGTGGCAGAACACCATTTCAGAGCTTGCGACAACAATGTCTTTTGAGGTAGCTAAAACAGACGCAAAGTACATGAACATCTATCAGCCGGACTTGGGAAGCATTATACGGCTGTATACCAATGAAGAGGTATTTCGTGGGATTGTCATCACCATGGATGACGGGGCGAAAAATTCAAATAAATACACGGCTGTGGACTTCGGATGGTACCTCAATAAGTCGAAAGAAACGTATCAGTTTAACAGGATGCCGGCAAAAAAAGTGATTGAGACAGTGTGCGCCGATTTTGACATAGGGATCGACAGCATATCCGAGCTTATAGTGGAGATTACGAAAATATACCTTGATAAAACAATCAGTGAAATCATATCCGATGTGCTGACCCAGTGCGGCGGCTGGTACAACTTTGACATGACGCCGAAGGGGATCCGTATATACAGGATCGGAGATATCTATGCCTATCCCGAATTCCGGATTTTTCCGAATACAAGGTTGATTTACTCGCCGGGCGCGCGGGGAAACGTATCACATTCCATATCAATTGAGGATACGAAAAACTCTGTTAAGGCTATATCCGGCAATGAGGATGGATTTTCGGTTCTGGCTTCCGCGAAAGATGACGCGCTCATCGGCAGGTACGGGCTTCTGCAGGAGGTTGTGTCAATTGATCCGGAAAAGGAAGATCCGGGTGCGGCAACGCAGGCGAAACTGCTGGAATTATCAAAAATAAAGGAACAGTTTTCATTTGAAATTATCGAATCGGAGGATAGTTATACCAGGGCAGGCGCGGTTATCACCATTGATGGTGCGGATTTTGTGATTGAAGGAACGCAGCACAGTATCGTGAACGGTATCTATAAGGTCAAGCTTGATTTGAAGAGGTTGTAATAAATATTTTTAAGGCGATTGTCATTAAAACAACCGTCTTTTTTGATGGGGTGAATGAGATTTGAACGGTATAGAAGAACTTGCAAAACTGCTGAAGGAGAGAGAAAACAAACAAGGATACAGTCCGGTTTTCGGAACAATTATTGACCTGCCGGGACTACAAATTCATTTGGGCGGGAAGGTCATTCTGACAGAAGAACATATTGTCCGGTGCGTTTCGATTGACGGCAGAGATGAAGATGGAGAATATGAAAATTTAGGGAAAGAAGCGGTTTTGCTTCCCTTCGCGGATGACCAGAAATTTATACTGATTGGAGTAATAATCAATTAAAAATTTAATCATTATTAATGAGGAGGCGTGGATATGTTTCCGAATACGCAGGATTTGTCTGATTCAGCAGCTAGCGAAAGTGCAGCCGCTGGAACGGGCAAGTCCTTTTTGTTTGATTTTTCCGCCGGCGAGTTTGTCATCCAAAACGGCAGGCTGGTAGAAACTGAGGATATATCCGTTTGGATTGAGAAAATACTCCGCACAGAAAAAGACAGGTTTGATATTTACGCGGATACGAATTACGGGGTGCATCTGGAGGATCTGATTATCGGCACAAATTATGATCAGGCGTTTGTGCAGAGCGAGCTGAAACGCGAGATTGAGGAGGCGCTGCTGACGCATCCGGATATTACGGGCATATCAAACTTCACAGCGGAGAAAACAGAAACGGGAATCATCATCAGTATGGAGGTGGAGACGGGTGACACGGCAGCAACTTTTAGCACAGCTCTTGGGTAATATTTCTGATGAATACGACAAATCGGCGGGCAGCTTCTTTTATGATGCGCTGATGCCGGCGGCGATTGTTCTGGAAGGCATTTATGCGAATATAGAAAAAATACTGCCACATGCGTTCGCCAAAACCGCCGCGGGGATTTATCTGGACTATAAAGCAGCGGAGCAGGGGCTGACAAGAAAAGAAGCGGCAAAAGCATCCGGCTCGGTAACGGTCAGCGGCAATAACGGTGCGGTCATTAAGGCGAGCGATAAGGTAGCATCGGATACAGTTACATTCACTGTAATGCAAAACGGCACAGTTACAAACGGCAACGTTGCGGTTTCGGTGGAATGCGATACGGCCGGTGCTGTCGGCAACCTGCCCGCTGGTATAATTAACCGGTTTCCTGTTACCTTATCCGGAATCATCAGCGTCACAAACACTGAGCCAACCTCCGGCGGGTATGATGCCGAAACGGATGATGAACTGCGGGAACGGTATTTTGAAAAGGTATCCCGCCCGCTTGCCGGCGGCAATATTTACGATTATATGCTGTGGGCAAAAGAAGTAGGCGGCGTGGGTGAGGTCAAGGTACAGCCACTGTGGAACGGCAACGGAACGGTGAAGGTTATGGTGATTGATTCTGGTGGCGCGGCGGCGGACAGTACGCTGATCGCGAAGGTAACGGCCAATATTGAACAGAAGCGCCCCGTGGGAGCGAGTGTGACGGTGGTCAGCGCCGAGCCTCTGCCGATCAACATCAGCGTAAGGATATATATTAAGGAAGGATATCTATTGGAAGATATAAAAACCAATATTCAAAGCGCCGTATCAGCCTATTTGAAAAATATTGCGTTTCAGCAGGATTATGTGTCCTACGCACAGATTGGCAGCAGGGTTCTTGTGCAGGACGGTGTTCTGGATTATCAGGAGCTTCTGGTAAATAGTGGAAGCGGCAATGTGGTTGTGTCAGAAAATCAGGTGCCGGTACTGGGCACACTGGAGGTGAGCGTTTGAATATTACAAAACCGCCCTATTATAAACACTCCAAGGTTATGAACAGCATTTATAACGTGCTGGATCAAGAAATGGAAAGATTATCGGGAGAGGCATCGTTGACCGAAAATCAGTTCTTTGTTCTGCTGGCGGATAAAAGCCTGCCGGAGCATGAAAAAGATGTAGGGCTTAGCGCCAGCAATGCGGATACTCAGTCCAGACGGAGCAATATTTTATCAAAGCTGCGCGGTTCAGGGACGACCAATATTAATGCCTTGAAAAATATCGTCGCTTCCTATGAGGGCGGCGAAATTGAGGTTGTTGAATATGTAAGCGAATATGCCTTCGCCATCAAGTTTGTGTCCAAAAAGGGTGTGCCCGTGAATCTGGATGATATTAAAAAAGTAGTGGAGGATATCAAACCGGCCCATCTGGAGGTGCGGTATATCTTTACCTACCGGCTGTGGCAGGATGTAAAAAGCACAATCGAAAACTGGGAAGCGGCAAAAAGCAATTCATGGGAATGGATGCGCAGCTTTGAAATCACGTCTAATTTATATATTTCGGATGATGGATTGGTGTATTATAGGGATACAAACGACGGAAACGCATATATTGCGTTTATTAACGGGAAACCCGCAGCAAAGAGAATGGAGGGATGATTATGGCGGTGATGCCAAACGATATCGGGCTGGCGACAGCCACAGATGTGGGAGATGTGGCAAACTTGAACACACAGAGCAAAACGGTGGTGGAGGCCATCAATGAACTGCTGGCGAACGCCGGGGCGGCGGATTCAGACCAGATTTATGTGGAGGGCGAAGGAAACGCCGTGCTTGGAAGCGGCAATATTATCTACGGCAATAACAACAAAATCATCGGTTCAGGGAATGTTGTTGTAGGCGACAATCATATTGTGATCGGACTGGATAAGAATATCTATAACGGGGTCAGTGGCCTAAGTTTTGAAAATGTCGATATACCCTCAAAGACAATCTATTACTACGCCGGTAACGGAGCCGCCGATATTGCAGTAGGTGATAAAACTGTACTGAAATTCGGACAGTCATGGTACAACAGTGACTGGACGGAGGAAACCGTGATTGAAACAGAAAAGGTTGTTACAACCATTACAGCGGTTGGTGAGGGAAATTTTACAGTGGCGGATATGCCGCTGAGCGGTTCTCCGCCGGATGATATTCATACCCAGCTTTCCATGACCTATGTATATTTCTTTGACCTGCTAAGGGAGGACGCAAAGGTCATCGGAAACGGGTCGGTTACCATGGGATACAGATCGTCCGATGTGAACAGCTTCAGCGCCAACAGCGGAACCGCGTCCGCTTCCACAGCAGCGGCTATCAACTCCGCGGCGGCAAGCGCTCCTTTTGCCTTTGCATGCAACTTCGGCCGGGCATCGGGATCGTATGGATTTGCGGCGAATTACGCACAGGTGTATCAGGAATACGGCGCCGCCGTCAATAACGGATACGCTTACGGCGGCTATTCGTTCGCCGCGGGCTATGGCAGAGCCGCAGGGCGGCCTATCAAGTGCACATCCCTCAGCTGCGCTGAACAGTCGGTCACAGCGTCAGCCGGGGAATCGCTGAGCGGGCTGTACGCGGGAAACAAAATTCTGATACGGTACAAAAATAACGCAAATACCATTATATTCGGCCTATTTACGGTCAAAAGCGTGAGCGGGCAGAAAATCTATGTGGAGGAATCCTTCGGGGGCGGCAGCTTCGGCGAGGCGCTCATGCCGGACGGGTATATCTTCAGGATCGAAACTACCTACGGATATAACTTCGCGTCCGGCTACGGCATGGCAGGCAACAAATATTCTCAGGCACATGGGTATTATACCATCGCTGCACACGAAGGCGCGAGCATTTACGGCAAATATGGAGTCACGCCCGAAACCTATTCATGGTGCCTCGGGAACGGAACATCATTTTCTGCAATGGGGCTGGCGGCAAAAATCCTGCAGTCCGGCAATATGTTTATTGACGGTACCTATTCCAGCCCCTGCGCCGACTATGCAGAGTGTTTTGAATGGGCGGACGGGAATACCGATAATGAGGACAGGGTTGGATATTTTGTAAAGCTTCAAAACGGGAAGATAAAAAAAGCGGAGGACTTTGAAACTGTCCTTGGCATTACTTCCGGCAATCCCGCCATCCTAGGGGATAGCGCCGGCTTGAGGTGGAATAAAAAATACGACACCGACGATTTCGGTCGGATTCGGTATCATGAGGTGGAAATCCCGGCGGTTACGGACGAACAGGGCAATATCACTGAGCAGGCAAAAATCGAAGTGCAGCCCATGCTGAATCCGGACTATGACCAGGCAAAGGAATATGTTCCCCGAATGGATCGCCCAGAGTGGGCGGCGGTCGGGGTTTTAGGAAAACTGCCGGTCAGGGATGACGGAACAGCAAATGTCGGTGATGTGGTGCGCCCGACAGCAGGCGGGATTGCGACAAAATCCATCAACAACGGATATCCGGTTCTGGAGAGGATATCCGCCAATATAATTATGATCTGGGTGAGGTGATAGAACAATGCCTGCAAATACAACAAACTATGGTTTTAAAAAGCCGTATTATACCGATAACGCCGATATCGGCGTGCTCAATGAAAATTTTGAACTGCTGGATATAGAGCTGGCACCGACGGTCAGCCAAAGTAATGCACCGCCAACGACCAATCAGAAAGGAAAAATATCCGCTATATTAGGATGGCTTGCTAACCGGATCAAAACCATTACCGGTAAATCAAGCTGGTGGGATTCGCCCGCTGTAACGCTGGAGGACTGTGCCGGACATATACAAAACGGCACGCACGCAGACGCAACCGGCAGCGCAGCCGGGTTTATGTCCGCTCTGGATAAGCAGAAGCTGGACAATGCCGTATCAGCCTATACAGCAAACCGGCTGATACTCCGCGACAGCTACGGCAGGGCACAGGTGCAGTCTCCCGCTTCCTCGTTTGATATCGCCAACAAATCTTATGTGGACGATAACTTTGTAGCAAAAAACACAGCGACAACTATGTCCGCCATGCTGACAGCGCAGTCCAATATTTCGTACACCACCAAGCAGGTTAGGAATATTGTGATCTGGACGAGCGGCGACACCCCGCCTGCCAGCGGGTATGGGGACATATTAGTCAAAATTTTTTGAGGTAATTTATGAGTAGATCAGTCAGTTTTATTTATGATTACCCATATTGCGGGTACAAAGATACTGCAAAATATGGGAACCGGTGGTCTGATAACAGAATTACGCTTAACGGCTGTTATACTTATCCGATGGCATTTAATAACACCATTCCCGGATGCCGACACATGAAAATCAGTGTGGAAATCACCAATACAGGCTCAGGAACAGTATACGACAGGGCGTGGGATTTCATGGTTTACCGGCAAAGCTACGGCTGGACAGATATAGAAACCTTTACTCTGCCGGACGGTGGAGCCTATACCATAGACTGCGATATTCCGGGATATAACATCAGCCAGTTTGCCGTAGTGCCGTCATCCAATCCCGGCAGCAGCCGGACATGGGACAGCTGGTTCGGGGTGGAACAGCTGATAATCACCGAGAATGTTACGACAGCTGATTTGGTAACGGGAGATTTCCAGTACGGCATATTTCCCAACCGGTACGGTGTTACCCAGCAGCCCACCGAGGTGTTTGTCAACATCGGCGGCACGCTGACAAAGGCAAAGAAAATCTTTGTCAACGTCGACGGCACGCTCAATGAACTGCCGAAGGTATATTCAGGGTATTTCAAATCAACCAAAGAAGAAATGAGGGTATTTGAATTCACACCTCCATCAAACGGAACCTATACCATCACGCAGAAAAAAATCTCCGGCGACCATGAAATCCGACTGTATGACTCAACTTTTACTCCGTTGTCGGAGTCATATTTTTACAATCAGGCTTTCGCTTTAACAGGTGGGAGTCTTTATTATATATCCGTCACCCATTATTACAACAGCACAGAAATAGGAGAAAGCTATCTCCAGATCTACAAAAAATGAGGAGGATTTCATTATGTTAGAAAAAATGAAATGGTTTTATGCCGCTTTATGCGGATTATTCAGTTACATATTCGGCGGTATGGATAAGCTGTTATCCATACTTATTATTTTCATATTGATAGATTTCGTCAGCGGGTTCATTAAGGCTTGGGCGAAAAAAGAATTCACTTCAAGCGTCTTTTATATCGGCGGGGTCAAAAAGATAGGGATACTGCTTATCGTAGTGGTAGCGGCACAGCTGGATCAGCTGATCCTCGGCGGCACAGTCTTACTGCGCACTGCCGCCATTTCCTATTACACGGCGAACGAGGGTTTTTCGATACTGGAAAATTGGGGCCAACTGGGGCTTCCCTTACCCAAAGCCTTAAAAAATGCGCTTGCAAAGTTAAAAGGACAGACAGAGGAGGATAATAACAATGATTCAAATTGAACAGAGGTTTATATCCAGAAATTACTCTAAAGGCGTGGTAATCACGCCAAAATATATTGTTGTTCACGAAACCGCAAACACCGCCGCCGGTGCAGATGCTGATTCGCATTATACCTATTGGAACACAAATGAATATGCCAATGCCAGCGCGCATTTTGTGGTGGATGATACTAAAATTCTTCAGCTGCTGCCGCTCGACGCAAAGGCATGGCATGTTGGGGATAACAAAGGACACAGCGATATCACGAACAATAATGCCATCGGACTGGAGATATGCGTCAACAGTGATGGAAATTACACCGCTGCCCGCCAAAATGCCATTGAACTGGTACGATATCTGATGAAAATAACCAGCCTTTCGCCTGATCAGGTTGTCACCCATAATGACGCCAGCGGCAAGTGGTGTCCGGCGATTATGCTGACACAGAATTTATGGGAGGATTTTAAAATGCAGATCAGAAAAACGGATGAATTGATAGATCCCAATGATATAGCCTGGGAATACGGAAACAGGGGGATAGTTACGGATGTGGACGGGTTTTTAAAGGATATGGAGCAGAACCCGGACGGGCGGCTGTACTGGCTGGCAAGAAAAGCGTTAAGCTATATGAAAAAACATGACATATAGGGGGTGATGAGTATGACATCAGAAGAAAAGCGCGAAGCAGTCCGTTTGCGTCATAGCGGGCTGAGCTATTCTAAAATTGCGGCGACGCTCAATATTTCAGAAAACACAGTTAAATCCTTCTGCCGTCGAAACAGCATTAGCGGATCCGCATCCACGCATACGGACGAAGCGGATAAGAAGGACATCGGCGGATGTAAGCAATGCGGAAAATCGCTTGCACAGATACCGAAACAAAAACAGAAAAAGTTCTGCTGCCCGGAATGCCGGTTTGCGTGGTGGAATGCTAACCGGGAGCACATGGCGAAAAAGGCGGTGTATCATTTTAAATGTAAATGCTGCGGAAAGAAATTTGATAGCTACGGCAATAAAAACCGTAAATATTGCAGCCATGCGTGTTATATAAAAGATTATTATTATTCTGAAGAAAGATGAGAAATGGGGAGATAGGGATTGACACAGGATCAATTGCGGGATGAGGGACACTATCGCGCGTCCGCCGCCGTTTTGAAATTTATGCTGGATCAGGGGTGGCTTTCTGAGAAAGAACATCAAGTTGCGCTCAGAAAACTGCTCCGCGCATACCGTCCGGCGGTCGGGAGTCTATGGTGTAAATGATACAAGAAAGCGCCGGTAAATTCGGCGCTTTTATCGTATATAAAGCTTGATAATGAGGCGGCTTTATGGCATATATGGTATGATGAAATAAAAGGGAGGTTCATGAATATGAACGAAAAATTTGAAAAAACCATGGAGGAATTTATAACCGGGCGCATCAACGACTGGGGTCTCGTTTCTTCCAAGGCAGTCTCTGAAGCCGCCGAAAATGTCGTGCAGCAGGAAGAAAAACTAAAGGGCAGCTTTACCGAAGAACAGCATAAGCTGTGGAACGCCTATGAATCCGCGATAAGCGTACAATCAGGTGAAGAAATCAATTTTTATTACCGGGCAGGATTTGGTGACGCACTGCGGTTTTTGTTCCGGATGAGGGAGGAATGATGGTATGCAGAAAATAATAACCAAAATTGAACCCTTTGCCGCCGAAGCCTGCCGCAGGAAGAGGGTATGTGCCTATGCAAGGGTGTCGGCAGAAAAAGACGCGGCATTGCATTCCCTGTCGGCGCAGGTCAGTTATTACAGCGAGTTGATTCAGAAAAACCCATTATGGGAATTTGCCGGCGTGTTTGCCGACGAGCCGACCACCGGCACAAAGCAGGATCGACCGGAGTTTCAGAAAATGCTTGCGGAATGCCGAAACGGCAATGTCGACATGATTATTACCAAGGCAATTTCAAGATTTTCCCGAAATACGGTTACAACCCTCACCTGCGTACGGGAACTGAAAGAGTTGGGTGTGGCGGTGTTTTTTGAGGAGGAGAACATAAACAGCCTGTCAGAAAACGGGGAGCTGATGCTGACGGTGCTGTCCGCCTTCGCGCAGGAGCAGAGCTACAACGTTTCAGAAGATTGTAAATGGAGGCTGAAAAAACAATTTGAACAGGGGATTTTGCCCATGAGCCTGAAACGGCTCTACGGGTACAGGCGAACGGATGACGGAGGCTTTCGGATTATACAGGAGGAAGCCGAAGTCGTCCGTTTGATTTTTTCCTCCTATTTGTCAGGATTGGGATTGAAACGTATCTGCGATATGCTGAATGAAAAGGAGATTCCGTCCCCCAAAGGCGGGCTGTGGAACGTAAAAGGGCTGAAACACCTGATAATTAATGAAAAATACTGTGGGGATTTGTTATTGCAGAAAAGCTTCCGCACAGACCATATTACAAAAAGAAGGGTCATAAACAGGGGCGAGCGGGATCAGTATTTTGTGGAGGATAACCACCAACCCATTATTTTAAAGGAAACCTTCTTCGCCGTGCAGGCGGAATTGAAAAAACGCGCTCGTGAGAACGCGAGCGTTCAGCCCAAATTCAAATATCCCTTTACCGGCATAATCCTTTGTCGGAACTGCGGCAAAAATTATACCCGCAAGGTCAGCAACTGCAGTAACAAGCACAGACGCGTTTTCTGGAATTGTGCCACTTTTCTGGAAAAAGGAAAGGCTGCTTGCCATACCAAGCAGATACCCGAGGATACACTGATGGAAATCACCGCGGAAGTTTTGGGACTCAATGAATTTGACGAGAAGGTTTTCAAACAGAAAATACAAAGGATAGAGGTTTCTGAGTGGAACAAGGTGGTTTTTGTTTGTAAGGATGGAAAAAGGACAGAAAAATCATGGCAGGATAAATCACGGAAATGGACGGAGGAGATGAAAGCATGTCAGAAAGAAAAGTCACATTTATTCCGGCAAGAGAACAATTCATAACCCAGGTCACATCCGCCCCAAAACTTAGGAAAATACGGGTCGCGGCGTATGCCAGAGTTTCTACCGATACGGAGGAACAGGCCAATTCATATGAGGCGCAGGTGGACTATTATACAAATCATATTCAAAATAACCCACAATGGGAGTATGTGAATGTTTATGCCGATCAGGACAGAACAGGGACTTCCACCAAAGGAAGGGAAGGGTTCAACCGCATGGTTGAGGACGCAATCGGCGGCAGGATTGATTTAATACTGGTTAAAAGTGTTTCTCGCTTTGCTAGGAACACGGTAGATACGTTGGAAACTGTGCGGAAGCTGAAAGAATGCGGTATTGAAGTGCTGTTCGAGAAGGAAAATATCCGGACGCTGGACAGTAAAGGGGAGGTTCTGCTGACTATATTATCGTCATTGGCGCAGGATGAAAGCCGTAATATTTCAGAAAACGTTACTTGGGGTATCCGGAAGCGGTTTGCCGATGGCAAGCTGATTATACCTTATGAGCATTTTCTGGGGTATAAGAAAGGGAAGGACGGCACACCGGAGATTGTGCCGCAGGAAGCGGAAACGGTGCGCAGGATATATAAGTGCTTTCTGGAGGGGCAGAGCTTGAAAGGCATTGCCGCTACGCTGACGCGGGAGGGCATCGAAACACCGTGCGGTGCGGAAAACTGGCATGCCAATACCGTTACTAGTATCCTCCAAAATGAAAAATATTTTGGAGCCGCGCTCCTGCAGAAATCGTATACGGTTGATTTTTTAACCAAGAAAAAAGCGGTCAATAACGGCACGGTAGCGCAGTATTTCGTAGAAAACTCCCATCCAGCAATTATCTCAAAAGATATATTTCAGATGGCACAGGGCGAATTCAAGCGCAGGGAGATGAGTGGGGGCGTTTCCAACGGCAGTAGGGAGCTGTCAGGTAAAATTATCTGCGGAGAGTGTGGAGGCATTTACGGTCCAAAAGTCTGGCATTCCACCAGCAAGTACCGCAAGGTGATCTGGCAGTGCAACGGGAAATATAGGAAGAAGGGAAAAAAATCCTGTAGCTTGCCGTATGTCAATGAAGAAGCCGTTAAACAGGCATTCGTTGAGGTTTACAACGGCATGGTGGAGAATAAGGGGAACTTCATTTCCGTGTTGGAGCAGTCCCTTGCAGGTGGTACAAAATCTGATGAAATTGAGGCGGCACTGGCAAAAACGGAAGAACAGTTTGATGTAATGAAACAAAAAATAAAAAAGCTGATTGAAACCAACGCCCACAGCGTTATGAATCAGAAAAAATACGATAGGGATTATGCCACGCTTGCCAAAGAGCATAACCGCCTTGAAACCGAAATTCAGAGGCTGAAGGACGAAAAGCTACTGTGGGATACACGGCTGGTATACCGACAGGATTTCATCCGGCAGATGAAAAAGTCGGGTAAAATCATTCCTGAATTTGATATTGATTTATTTAACGGCATTGTGGAAACGGTGATTGTGAAGGACAAAAATACATTCACCTTTGCTTTCCGTGACGGAACGAGAATAGACCGGCAGTTTTAAAGCAGCAAATTTAATAGGCAGGGAGATATCATGCGGTATCTCCCATTTTCTATTTATAAAAATATATGGATGGGAGCGGTGAACATGGCGGTATTCAGAGTAGAAAAAGTGGCGGATTATACGGTGATGTCGAATCATCACTTGAAAAATATACGTTTGTCTCTTAGGGCGAAGGGGCTGATGTCCCTTATGCTTTCCCTGCCGGAGAACTGGAATTATACAATGAACGGGCTGGCGTGTATTAGCCTTGAAGGCGTGGACGCTATCCGGAAGGCGCTGCAGGAGCTGGAGGCGGAAGGGTATGTTGTTAGGAGTAGAATCAGGAACGCAAAGGGCCAGCTGACGGATACAGAATATGTGATTTATGAAAAGCCTGTGCATAATACACCCGAGCCGGATGAAGCGACAGAGAAACAGCCTATACAGGAAAAGCCTATGCAGGCGGAACCTATGTTGGAAAAACCTATGTTGGAAAAACCAATATTGGAGAAGCCTATGTTGGAGAATCCAACGCAATTAAATATATATAATAATAAAATATATAATAAATTAAATACTAATCTATCAAGTACTAATCTATCAAATCCTATCCCATCCAATCCTGCGGAGAGGGAAGGATCGGATGGGATTGTGATGAGAGAACACTACAGGTCTGTCATTTTAGAGAATATCGGCTATGAGGTCTTGTGTGAGCGTGAAAGCAAAGAACGTCTGGATGAAATTGCGGAACTGATGCTTGATACGGTCTGTACCGCCAGAAAAACCGTCCGTATCGCCGGAGACGACTATCCTGCCGACGTTGTGCGGTCAAGGCTGCTCAAGATCAACAGTACGCATATTGAGTATATTTTTGACGCTATGAAAAGCAATACAGGTTATATCCGCAATATTAAAAAATATTTACTTGCCACTCTGTTCAATGCGCCGTCAACCATGGATAATTATTACGCCGCACAGGTCAATCATGACCTTTACGGCACATAATAGGGATAAGCACTAAAATTTGAGAAAATTATTGCAATATGTTGGATATTGTGTTATAATCAAACATAGTGCGAGCTGCGAAGCGGCACGCAAAGCGTGACGTTTCCACTTGAAGGCGGAAGGAATTCTGTTTTCATTTGTAAGCTGATAATATACAGTGGGAGAATCCCACCAGGTAATACCTAACCAGTAGCCTGTACCCAGTTCCTTGGAGCCGAAATGGTAACATTAGGTTTAAGCGTAGGGCGGG